AAATCAACCAAAAGTTCCAAAACAGCTTATTGCTGGCGCCGAACAGAAATTTCTCGGAAAGATTCCAGAAGCTTGGAAAGACTACATTGCCTCTTGACAACCCGCAAAAACTTTGGTACAATAATACCCATGATGATGAGGCAAGAATGAAACAAGATATAATAGATGCTAAAATAAAAGCAGCCAAGGAGTCAGGTATATCAAAACCACTTGATACCTCCAATGGTTCTTTTATTGAAAGGGAAGCTCATTATATGTCTGAAGCTATAGTTAAAACAATGACTGAGGCCGATTTTACTATAACACAATTAAAAGCTCCAGTGGTAGTTGAAAAATTAAAAACACCAGACCAACCTGTTAATATTCAATTGGAAACTTTATTAGGTGAATATCAACCTATATTAAAAACATTGAAACAAATTGGTGACCCACTTGGATTAGGAGCTCTCATTGATTCATTAGAGGGTGAAATTGAAAAAGCTGTATTACCCCTATTACAAGGTGGTGCTAATTTACCAGGATTTGATTTATCAAAAGATAACACAGATGAAGACCCTAAAAAAATAAAAGAAGGTGATGGTGGATTAGATGCAGTTGGTTACGTTTATATTGGTGAAGATCCAGACTCACGAGATGCATTTGATACTGAAGATGAAGATGGACAAAGAGAATTTACAACTGTAAAATTAATACCTGAAGATGGGGATAAATTATTATAATGGCGATTAGAGATACATCAAGAAAACCTTATATTCAAGACAATGATACCAATGTTAAAGTCGGTATTGATTTACCAATTCGTAGAGGTGATGATTTAGATGGATTTTTTGCAACCACTTCAACAACTATTGAAGCTGTAAAAAACAACATAAGAAATTTATTACAAACCAATGAAGGTGAAAGATTTTTTCAACCAAACTTAGGTTTGAATTTAAGAAAGCTTTTATTTGAACATATTACAAATGAAAATTTAATTGGTATACAAAATTCTATATTAGATAAAATGGAGTTTTGGTTACCTTTTGTTGAGGTAAGAGATATCCAAGTTTTAAGTAGAGACAATACTACAACTGTTGGAGCAAATGAAATTAGAGTAAAAATATTATTTAACATAAAACAAGACCCAAACACTTTGGATTCTGTAAATTTAGATTTTAGTGGTGATATATCAGAGACAGAATCAACAACTGGTGGTGGTGGATATTAATTGGAGATAAGAAATGCCAACATATGGTAAAGAAAATTTTAAAGAATCGAATGTAAATTATTTAAATAAAGATTTTACAGCATTAAAAGAATCATTAATGGATTATGCTAAATCTTATTTTCCAAATACATATCGTGATTTTAACGAAACATCACCTGGCATGATGTTATTAGAAATGAATGCATATGTTGGTGATGTGTTATCATTTTATATCGACCAACAATACCGTGAGATGTTATTACCACTAGCCGAAGAAAGAAGAAACATAATCACGATGGCTAAAATGTTTGGATATAAAGTTAAACCAATTGTTCCATCATATGTTAACTTAACCTTTACATCGGAAGTTAATGCTTCAAGTGGTGATGTATCAAAAGTAGATTATTCAAATGCAGGAACATTTGATGCTGGTATTGAGATATCATCCGATACAAATTCTGATATTATATTTACAACATTAGAACCAATTGATTTTAGAATAACAGGTTCAAATGATGGTGATACAATTGGCACAACAGCTGCGAGTGGTTTAGCTTCAACTTATACATTATCAAGAAATGTAAAAGCTGTAAGTGCAACTGAAAAAACAATTTCATTTCAAGTTGGAGTGCCTGAAAAATTTAAAACACTTACCATACCTGATACAAATGTTATTGATATTATTTCTTGTGTAGATTCAAATGGAAACAATTGGTATGAGGTAGATTTTCTTGCACAAGATAAAGTACCAATTCAAACTCATTACACCAACGATAATAGAAGTTCAGCATATGTTGATTTAGTTGGAAATGTATCCGTTCAACCCACTCCTTTTTCATTAACATACATCACAACACCAAAAAGATTTACTCGTGAAACAAATCAAGATAATACAACTTCACTTGTGTTTGGTAATGGAGTATTGAAAG